CCGCCGACATTCGCGAACCCCTGCCCTAAGTCGCCCATCGTGGCGCTTGATGCACCCGCCGCTTGTGCCAGCGCATCCACCACCATCCGCGCACGGTTCGCCGGGAGCCGGAACGACGCCATGATGTCTGTCACGGTGTCCGCCGTGCGTCCCAAATCCTCGCCACTTGCCGCCGCCGCGTCTAGCACCGCCGGGAGTGTCTCCAGCGCTTCCGCTGCCGATTGACCGCTGCTCAGCAGTTGAAGCAGCGCCTCGGCTGCCTGCTGCGCGCTGAATGCCGTGTCCGCGCCCATTTGCAGCGCCACGTCGCTGATCGCCGTCAAGTCCGCGCCGACGATCCCCGCCCGCGCGCTGATCTCCGCCCGAATGTCAGGCGCAACACCGCCCTTGAGTGCCATTTCCCCCGCCAAGGTATAAGCCAGCGCCCTGAGCCATTCCTGCGGCAAATCGGCATCGTCGTTCGTGTTGTCGAAGTCCTCGATCTTGCGCAGGTAGGTCAATTGCAAGGTCTGTTCGGTTGCCGTTGCCGTCGAAGGACGCGGCCAGACATACAGTTTGCCGGTAGTCAATTGCGGGTCATAATAGAACGCAATCGGCACGCTATCGGCAGTCTTGTTCGGCAGGTCAAAATACTCCTGCCGCGACAGTTCAGTCAACGCCAGGTCAATCGTCCCGCTCGTCACGCGGCGGCGAACCGAAAGCACGCGCATGGGCTTGATTGATAGCAGTGTCGCCAGCGCGTAATCGGCTTGGCTGGCTACCAGAGTAACTTGCGCCTCGGTCTTGAGCCACAGGCGTTCATTTGCGCCCCATGCCTTCACGATCATGTTGAGTGAGCGCCGCCCCTGCTCATAATGCCATGCGCTGACAGCCTCGCCCTCGGTAGCGATACCGGCAATGGCAAGCGCCTCCTCGATAATCTCGTTGGTAACAAGTGCGAAGTTCGTCGATCCCGAAGTGCTCATACCAACGGCTCCCATTTGTTACGCGCAATCGCGGCTTTCAGTTTGGCATCCGCATGGGCATCGGCGCGGGTATAGACCTGCCTTACCGTGCCGTTCTGCACAATCTCATAGCCGCTTGCCGTGTTGCGGCCAGTGACCCGCCCCGCGTTCATAGGTCGTCCTGCGTGACTTGCGTTACGATGAACACGTCCGCAGGTTCCGGGCTGGTATTCAGCGGTGGACGATCCTCGGCGCGCGGCTTCAACAGGTCTTGCGGATTACGCTTATCGACAAAGCGGCGATGGACCATCAAGCCCGTCCATTCCTTCACCAGTTCAGACGCCGGATAGATGAACCCGGAACGCTGACACATACCTTGCCGGGCCATGATCCATCCCTTTAGTAGAGCGCGACGATACTGGTTGCCGTGGTGTCAGTTGACTTCACGATGTCGCACTGAATGGGCAGGATGCCCACCGGCACAGCGGTAAAGGTCACACTGCCCCCATCCGCCATGCGCACCGCGATATTGCCCGTGCCGCCCACGTAAAGCGAGCGGCAAACCCCGCCGGTCAAAACATTGGTATCGTGCGGAGTAACCGCGCGGGCCGCTTTGGCCGGAGCCGTGTTATAGCTGCTGCCTGCCATTTAATCCTCCAACGTCCAGCCGTTGCGGCGCATCGCAGCCTTGATCTTTTCAATCTCGGCCTTCAGCTTCTCAACGTCATTGACCGGCTTTTCCGGGGCCTTCGCCATTAGCGTTCCTTCGCGGCAAACAGGTAATCCACCGTCATCGTCTTGGCGACAGCTTCACCGTTCTGGATGCCAAACGAAACGGTCAATTCCGTATCAGGCAGATAGGTCGAAGTGCCATCCAACGTGCCAAGCTGAACATCGTTGACGAAATAGGCAACACTGCCCTTGCCGTCATAGGCCCATGCCACGGTCAGGAAGGTGTCAGCCACAACCGTTGCGATGCCGGTTGCGCCTGTGCTGCCCGTGGTGGCGTTCTTGCGGCAGTACACGTCAAGCAGCGCGTCCCCGTCGTCCTTCATGAAGTAGATGCCGTCCGTGGCATCCAGCGGGGTCGTGTCGGTAACTTGCAGGCCGATCACGAAGTCAGACTGCGTTGCGTCCGATACCTTGAACCGGGCCTTGAAAAACGCGCGCTTGCCGCTTTCCAGCAGGAAGCTTTCGCCCACTTTCTGGAAGAAGTCAGCATCGTTGTCCGCAGCGTCGTTCGTTACCAGCAACAGCCCGCCGTCGCCATCGGTCAAAGCCTCGGTAGCGGAACCCGCCCCAGCCTCGGTCGTGGTGATGGTCCAATCGCCAGCCGTGAAGGTGTCGAAGTCGTCGAAATAGGTGTGCCACGCGGTGGGGTCGGGCATTCCGTAGAAGCCAAGCGAAGCCGCCTTGCGGGCAGTCGTCACACCGGAGATAAAGCGGGTGGGGGTAGGCATAGTCAAACTCCTAGGCGTTCAATGGAACGGGGCTAACCCCGCCAAGAGAGTATTTTGGGGCGACGCGAAGGGCCACGCCGCCCCAGAGAGAGCTTACGCCCCCATGCCGTTCGTGTAGAGGCCCCGGAAGTCCGAAGCGCCTACGCTGAAGCGCATGTAGCCCTTATACTTGATGTTGTCGGTGTCGAAGTCGCCATCCTGGCCAAACTCCGTTGCCACGCGGCGGAAGAACTTCATCCCCTGCGGTGCATTGGTGCGGATGAAGAACGCATCCGTATCGGTCAGGTAGTGGTTGATCGCCATTTCAGGGATCGAGCCCATGATCTTCAGCGCGTTGACATCGTTGTTCGCCGTGCCAGACTGGTTGACCGACTTCAGGATGCGTGCCGCCTCGAAAGCAAGCGCGGGCGGGATGATCAGCTTCTTCGGCATCAGGCCAATGCGAAGGCCACGGCTGTTCTGCGCGTTCATGATCTGAATGCACAGGTCTTCCAGAGCCGCTTCGGACAGGTCAGCCGCCGTCGCGAGACGGTTCGACTGGTTGCCTGCCAGCGTCGGGTGCGAAGTGCTCGAAAGCACTTGGCCATCGCCGTAGGTGTAGCCCGAAGTCTGCGCGCGGTTGTACACGTTGGCCGCGACGTTTTCTTCGGTCTGCCGGAACGAGAACGCCAGCGCCTGCGTGCGGGAGACACCCTTCTTTTCATAAAGGTTGTCATCGCGTTCAGCGCGGGTGACGATGAAGCCCAGCTTGTATTCAACGTGCGTGTAGCGCGTGACGGTCTGCTGGCTTTCGCTGTCAAAGGTAGTCGCCGCGCCCTCGGTGGCAATCGGGGCAAGCCCGAAGCCGGTGGCCTCAACGTCTTCCTCGTAGTTCTTGTCCGAAGTGAACGTATCGAACAGGTCGGTGTATTCGCGTGCGTGCTCGCGATAGTCGCGGCCCCAGACGGCATTGAGGCCGGGCCAGAGCAGTTTTGGGTTATTACCCGTCGAGATAACACTCATATCAAAGCCTCCTTAGATACCAGCAACCTGGTTTGCGCGCTGCGAACGGTTGATGCGGACCAGCCACTTGGCATGTTCCCCGATCTCGTTGTCGGCGCGGTTGACGAAATCCACGATCTGGAGATCGAGGGTGTTGGTGGTAGCTTCGGTGGCATTGTTGAGTTCAACGCCGCTGTAGCCGGTCACAGTGCTGCCGGAGCCGACAACAAAGTTTGCGTTCAGGCCAATGTCAGCAGCGGCGAGAGGCGTGCCGCCGCTCACTTCCTGAATTTCATAGACCAAGTTCGGCGGGGCAACGCGCACCAGACGCTGCGTAGAAGCGGCGCGGTAGGTCAGGCTGTCGCGGGTAGCAGCACCGAAGCCGACAACCACGCCAACGATAACATCGCCGGTAGCGGCCTGATCAACGTCGCGATAGATCACGCCGTCAATCGTCTGCGAGGTGCCGGAAAGGATGACCGGATCGCCGATGAAAATGGCGGTCGCGTCTCCAGTTGCAGTGCTGTAGGTTTCAACAGCGCCATTGTAAGGCGCGCCGTTGAGGTCACGGACGGGACGAAGCCCGAAGTGGGTGTCGGTATTGGCCATTCAAGGCACTCCGTTTGCGAAAGGTCGCACGCGGAATGCCTTG